GGCCCATCCAGGTGGCGGCACAGGCACGCGGGTCAGCAACAGCGGGGGGCTCTCAACGGACCCCGACAAGCACGTTCGCGGGAGCGGATTCGCCGCTTTCGCAAAGCAAGGAGCCTCCCCCGAAGGGGAGTGATTTTGCGCGGGGAAGTCTCGCGCGCTGAAGGAGATCGAGCATGGCACTGACCATTTACGAGGCTGCACGCCTCACGCAGAACCCACTCGCGCGGGACACGTTTCTTTCGATCGCCACGTCCGATGAGATGATGGCGAAGCTTCGGTTCGAGCAGGCGGATTCGCCGTTGTCGTTCAGCTGGCCCCGCGAAGGTGCCACGGTCGACCCGGCATTCGTTGACGCGAACCATGCGTCGATCACCGAGGGCACCGGCAACGGCGACCTCGTGACGCGTCCGCTTCGCATGCTGATCGGCGACGCCGACACGTACGTGTGGGCGATGCAGGCGAACCAAAACCTCGTCGCGGACGAGCTTGACCGGAAGGTGAAGGCCGCGGGCCGCGTCATCTCACAGAAAGCCATCCTCGGCGGATACGTCACGGGTGCGACGATCACCCCGGCCATCGCTGGCGTCGCTTTCCAGTCGGTTGGCACTGGTGTCGACTCGCTTCGCGCAGGCGGCGGCGACATCAAGTTCCAGACTGGCGCGCCCCGCCTCTCGTGGCGTGCGCCTGGCGATCGCGACTTCGGTGCGGAGGTTCTCACGCCGTCGAACGGCGTCTACATGCTGCGGTCGGACAACCCGAACAAGTGGCTCCGCGTCACGGTCACGTTTGCGTCGCTTCCTGGCTCTGGCACGGAAGCAAACATCACGTTTGCGAGCACCACGCACGAGCCTGATGGGCTCTTCAAGGAGCTTCCCGCCATCGCTGGCGACTCGCAGGTCGCGATGTCTGTTGGCGCCAACGGCGACGCGCTGAGCTTCGCCACGCTCGACATGCTCATCGACGACATGGTGAAGACGCGCGGCGACCGTGCGTTCGTCGGCAACTCGAAGCTGAAGGCGAAGTTCCTCGCGCTGCTCCGCACGGCGGGCGGTCTCACGGGTTCCGAGCTCGCGGTTCCTGGCATCAACGGCCCCGTGCCGACGTATCGCGGGATTCCATTCCTCCAGAACGATTGGATCCCGTCCACCGAGGTCAAGGGCAGCGGCACGACTCTGTCGAGCTTGCTCCTCATGGACTTCGAGCCAGGCGGCTTTGTCTGCGGCTACGCAGGGCGCAATCCCGGCATGTCCGATGAGGCGCGCATCGCGACGCTTGACCCGTCTCAGGGCAGCGTCCTCGGCATCAACATCCGTCGTGTTGGTGAGCTCGAGGCGAAGGAAGCCGTTCGTCACCGCGTCGTGTGGCGTGGCGCCTTCGGCCTGAAGTCGCGCCTCGCGGCCGCTCGCGCCTGCGAGCTCATCACCGCCTGATTTAGGGCGTCGGCGCTGGTTCCTCCTCCTCCAGCGTCGACGCTGCTTGTTGCAGCGTAGGGAAGCGGTCCATCCCACCGGGTTCATACCCCGGAGATCGCAGGTTCGAATCCTGCCGCAGCTATTCACCCTTTGAACCGCGGAGTTTCAGTGGCCGTCGACATCAGCAAAGTCCAAGAGTGCGAGCTTCAGCAGCCGTCGACGTGGCACGTGCTCATGCGCACAGATGCGTCGCATGACGTGGGCTTCACGCGCATCGTCGAAGGTCAGACTGAGACGCCGATCGACTGGCCGCAGTTCAAGCGCTTGCTCGCTGGCCACGGCCACGAGTTCCTTGTTGCTCGTCGTGAGGTTGACGGTGCGACGGTGCCGGCTGAAGGCTGGGAAGAGGAAGCGCGCAAGTGCGTCCGCGGTCGACTTCTCGCCGAGCCGTGGCTGTCGCTTCTGCCCATCCTCGAAGAGGAGGAAGAGGAAGAGGACATCAGTGCGCCGCCTCTTCAGCACCTTGTTGAACTTGGGATTGTGAAGGTTGAAGAGGTTGGCGGCGGGTTCATCGCTTACTTCGCCGACGCGCCATCGATCTCGACATCGCTTCCGCATTCAAGCAGCGCGAGCGAAGAGCTCGCACGGCTCAGCGAGGCAGCAAACCTGCTCGCAAACGACAAGACCGAGCAGGGCTTGTTCCTCCTCGAAGTCGAGGCGAAGCATCCGTTTCTGTGGCGTGGTGCAGAAGCGAAAGCAACGGAAGAGAAGCCCGCCAAGGCCACCAAGCCAAAGGCCGAGAAGCCCGCCAAGGCCACCAAGCCAAAGGCCGAGAAGGACTGATGCGCATCGAGACGGAAGCGTTGAGGGCTGCGTTGCATCGCGTCGAGGTCGAACTCGAACGTGCGGCGCCCCATGCGCTTTCGATGATCGCTGACCACGTGGTCAACGAGGCTCGCCGCACGACACTCTTTCGCGACCGCACGGGCATGCTGCGCCGCTCCATTCTGCGCGGTCCCGTCGCCGGTTCGTTCGCATCCGGAACGCTCGCCGTGGACACGAAGGCGGGCATCGGCATGAACTACGGCGTGTTCGTTCACGACGGCACGCGACCGCATGTCATCGAGCCAAAGCGTCGCAAGTCGCTGCGCTTCGTGGTCGGTGGCGGATTCATCTTCGCGCGGAGCGTTCGCCACCCAGGCACGCAGCCGCGCCCGTTCATGCAGGAGGCGGTTCGCGCCACGGGCTCGTTCGCAACGCGCACTCTCTCGCAGGCGATGCAGCTCGCATTCGCTCGGGCGGGTGCCGCGTGACCATCAACGTTGATGAAGTCTGCACGGATGAGAACCTCATCGAAGAAGTGGGGGGCGCGGAGGCGCTCTCGAATCTCCTTTCGCGTTCGCTCGGCAACGATTCCACGCTTGCTCGGCGCGCAGCGCTCAACGACGTGCTGCGCATGCTCTCGCGGCGCGCGCCGCCGATCACAGACGCAGACATCGTCGACCCAACGGAGCTTCGCGCAGCGGTCGCATACGGCGCACTGACTCGGCTCTACAGGCAAGCGATCACCACGTCGGATTCCGTCTTCGCTCTCCACGCGAAGACGTACCAGACGCAGTTCGACGACGAGGTCAACGGGCTTCGGCCAACCGTCGCCGACGATGAGTTGGACGGCGACATCCATGCCTCGGCGTGGTCTTTCGGCACGGAGCGGCGATGAGCTACGACTCCGCACAGGACGGGCTCATCCTCGCGCTGAGGCTCATCGCCGAGAGCGAGATCGGCGCGCTGGTCGACACGGGCGAAGTGTCCGTCGTGGCATCAACGAAGGGCTATCCGGCGCCACTCGAAAGCATCGAGCAAATGCGCTTGCCGTGCATGTGCATCTACGTCCCAAGCGAGACGAACGTGCGCACAGGGCAGCGTGTCGACACCCGCTGCGAAGTGACGTTCGAGTACATCCTCCCGGCCACGCCGCTTGCCAAGTTGGACCTGCGTTGGCCCATCCTTCGCGCCGTGTGGGCAGCCGTGGTGAAGAGCGTCCGCATCGGCAAGGCCAAGGGCCGCGATGTGCTCACCGACGTGGGCGTGATCGACATCGAACACGACCAAGCGAGCGCGAAGTACAGCTTCGCAAGCGGGGGCGAGGACGCTTACCCGGTCTTCGTCGGGACGCTTCGCATCACGCAGCGGCCAGTGACCGACATGCCGACGCAGGAGTTCCTCTCGTTGCTCGCAGACGTCAACCGCGTCGAGCCCGACGCGAACGCATCGATTCAACCGCAAGTGCAAGTGCTTGCCGTTTCGGAGACGTGATCATGGACATGATTCGCATCAAGCCCGTTGAGGGGAAGTCGCTGCCTCAAGAGGCGCAGCCACGCCGCCGCGTGACGCAAGTCACCACCGTGCCGAACACGGCCTACTACCGCCGCGCGATTGCACGTGGCGACGTCGCATTGGCCGAGCCCGTGAGCACGGTGGCCAACGACGAAACCGCGTGAGCGAACCTCCGCACCAACCCTGAATACCGTCCAACGGAGGCCCAAGCATGACCCTCGCAAGCGTGATCGATTCTTCCTACAAAGTCCCCGGCAGCTTCGTTGCAATCAGCCTTGGTGCGGGCGCTCGCTCGCCTGGCACAGGCGCGATGAAGGTGCTGCTCGTCGGCAACAAGAGCGCGGCCGGAACAGGCAACGTCAACCAGGTCTACGAGGTAGCCGGCAAAGACGACGTGAAGCTTCTTGCGGGCCAGGGCAGTGAACTGCATCGAATGGCCATCGCCATCTTCAAGGCCAACCCCATCGCGTCTGTGTCGATCGTCATCGTCACGGCGGCGGGCACGGCAGCAACGAAGACGTTCACCGTCGCAGGCACCACGGCATCGGTGGATGGCGCTGTCGAGGTGTGGATTGCGGGCGAGCGAGTCATCGCGCCGATCTCGATTGGCGACACTCCCACGCTTGCGGCTGCAGCCATCGCAGCGGCCATCAACGCGCGTCCGGACCTTCCGGTCACGGCCACGAGTGCGATCGGCGTCGTGACTGCCACCGCACGCTGCGCAGGTATTCGCGGCAACCGCATCTCGTCGCGCTCTCTGCTCACAGGCGGCACCGGGCTCACACACACCGCGGTGACCGGCTTCTTCACGACCGGCGCCACGATGGACGACCCACAGCTTGCCCTCGATGCGGCCTCCCCGCTTCGCTGGCACCTTGTCGTCGCGCCCTACACGACGACGACCGAACTGCAGAAGTTCCGCTCGATGCTCAACACGGGCGCACTGCCGATCAACGGGAAGCGCGGGCGGTTCGTCGCCTGCTCTCCTGACACGCTCGCTGCGTCCATCACGATCAGCGACGCCGTGAACGCGGCACGCGGCGAAATCGCGTGGCTTGAGGACTGCGATGACCTCCCCGGAGAAGTCGCGGCCGCTCTCGCTGGCGCCATCACTGCGGAGCGCTCTAGCGACCGCGCAGCGAACCTCGACGACGTTGTGATCCTCGGCCTGAAACCGCAGCCCGCGCTCGACGACGTCCCAACCGCAGCCGAACAGAACTCCGCGCTGAACAACGGTTTGACGCCGCTCATCACGGTGAACGGCGAAATCCGCATCGTGCGCAGCGTGACGAACTACCACCTCGACGGAACGGGCGCGGACGACTTCTCGATTCTTGACTCGCACAAGGTCGACGTCGCGGATTTCATCGGTGACG